TCTTAACTCATTTAAATCAAATGTTCTAACGCCATCAACAGTAATTCCACCATAGAAACGGTTATTAACCATTTTCTTAGCGTAACGTGTCATTATACCTTTGATTGGTGTAAAGTTAAATGGATTATACATTGTTGGTGTTAATTGTAGAGGTACATATGGTGCGTAAATATATCCAGTATCAAGTAAAGATGTTCCTTTATGACCCATTAAAATTGTATTTGCTGGGAAGTAAGGATCTCTATAAACTTGGTAACGACCAGCTAATGTTCCAACTCTTTCAATACCCATGTTATATTGGTCTTGTTCAGGTGAAGCATTTGATACGTGGAAGTATTCCAAATCATCAAAAACTGCACTAACCTCAGAAGAAACAACAATCCAGTTAGCACCACCTCTTAGGGTTGACTTGTGGATTTGTGCTGATACTTGGTTAATAGTTGTAATTAATGTTTGATTCCAATCTTTTTGTGTGTAAGGGATAGCGTTTGTACCCAATCTCTTCCAACCATTGTAATCCCAACGTAAATTCCAAGCAGCACCTTTTCTAAGGTCTCTTAAAATTTCTCTGTCAATTTCAGCTGCAATTTGCTCTGATAATAAAGCAGTTAATTCTGCTTCAGCATCAATGTTATGGAATGCAGCAACGTCTTGTGCCATTTCTGGTGACCATTGCGCTCTTAATTTACGTTCAGTTACTGAAACAGTTACAGATTGTAAATCAAAAGAAACTTCACCAATTTTATCTTCAAATTCTAAATTCTTGTAAATTCTATAAGTCGCAGCAAAATCAGTAGCAGCAGTACCAGCAATAGTTGTAGTAAAACCAGTATAACCATCTAATGAATTAACACCAACAGTCGCTGGTCTTTGCAAATCAACTTCAAGATAAATTACACCCTCTGGTGTTGATAAATCATTATATGATCCACCACCTGTTTTATCATTAGGGAAAGTTGACGTTCTTTCTCCACCATATTGAACAATACCTTTACCATATTTTTGAGTAACTACTCTAAATAATAATGGATTTCCAATACCTGCTGTTGTTACACCAGAGAACGCACCTGTAGAAGACGCAGTTACAGTTAAACTTGCCAAGAAACTTTCGTTATCTATTGGATGACCATCAGGTCCAATTAATTTACCTTCACCATCACTTGAAAAACCAGACATAGCTAATATAACTTTTCTGTACTCGCCAGCACTATATCCACTAACTGCCAAATTAGCACCACTCCAAATAACAGTACTAACAGTAGCTGTGATTGCACTATACTGACCTTTTGAATAATCATAAAGACCTTCTGGGTTTAAACCTGGCTCGCTGCCCTCATAAAATCTATCATATAGATTTTTACCAGCATTAGCACCACCATAACCAGTAGTTGGTGTTTGGTCACCAGCAGCTCCAGGAGCACCATATGGTGAATAGTGTGCACCATTATTTGCTTCTTGAATTAAAGGTACAAAGAAGAATAATTTACCAATTGGTAAATTCATTGCTTGAACTGAAACAATTTCATTTGCCAATAATTTTGAGAATACTCTCCTAACTATTGGGAATACAACAGTTTCAAATGCACCTGTATCAGATGTTGACGCAGCTTCGTTTATTAAATGTGACGCTTGATTTTCATATAATTGCGCTACATTTTCTTTCAAATGACCTTTAAGACCTTCTAAGAATCCTAATTTATTCCATTTGTTAATTGTATCTTCTTTGATAACTTTTAGGTGTTTTAACCCAATATTACCAACAAGACCAGAATCTAATAATGCTCCCATTTTTCTATTATTTTTTTTATTTTTATTTATTAACCTAATTTTGAAATTAAATCTTTCATCCTCAAAAATTGTGGATTTTCGTAAGTTTTAGATTCAATTAAGTTAGCAGATGAACCTGTAGATGCAACATTTGTTATTTTTCTATTTACAGATTCATTAATTGTTGGCTCAACACCTTTAGATAATTCATTTTTAATTGAGGAATATAAATTTTTAGATTCTTGTAATGATTGAACATTATCAAAGCGTCTCAAAATATTTATTTTCTCTTTTTTAGTTGTTGAATGTTCAGTAAATAATCTAGTGGCATACGCCAGATTCGCATTAAATACGGCTACTTCAGTTAATTTTTCTCTAAAAATGTTTAATGATTTTTTATAATCATTATTTTTTTGTTTTAAATCAATAACTTGATTTTCTAAAGCCTCTAAATTTAAATTTCTATTTGGTGTTATGCCTTTTCTAAGACCTCTACCTGTTTTACTGCCCATAGTGTAAGTTCTTGATGCCTCTTTGGTTTCCTTTCTTTTACCAGTAACTGTTTTCATTTTACCGTTAATATTTTCGGCATTTGTATCATACTGGAATTTTGGTTTCCCTGTCCCAACTTTTTTAGGACCTTCTTTCTTTTTTTCGTCAAAACCTTTTGTTGGCATTTTGTACTTAAACTTAGGACCTTTTTTGCCTTCACCTAAATAGTTATAATTCTCACCAATTGTGTCATTTCCACCACCTAAACAACCCATTTCTTGTAAATAAGAATATACATCAGAAATTGTTGCTTTTGGATTTTTTTCTAAATAACTAGCAGTGCTAAAATTAGAACAATCAAAATCTTCTTCATCTTCCATACCCATTTCCATATCCACATCCATTTCATCTTCCATATCTACATCCATTTCATCTTCCATATCAAACTCTTCTTGTTCATCCATTTCAATTTCGTATATAATTTCATCTTTATTTTCAAAGATTTTATCAATTGTTGATTGAGTATCATCTTCGTCTAGTTCCATATCATAATCTTCTTCAACATAATCACCCTCCATATGGTCATCTTCATCTAATTCCATATCATCCTCTTCATCTAGTTCCATATCATAATCTTCTTCAACATAATCGCCTTCCATATATTCATCGTCCATATCTGAACCAAATTTTTCGATTTGTTCACCCAATTTTATTAAATATTCAGAATCAGTATCTTCATCTGTTAATGAAATATCTTCACCATCTTTAGATATGATAATACCATCATCACCATCCATAGCTTTAAATACTTTTAAAAGTTCACTTTGTGAAGCCCCCCTCATGTCAATGACATCATCATCCATTTCCATATCATCCTCATATTCCATTTCATAGTCATCTTCATCATCCATGCCCATTTCCATGTCATCTTCATCATCCATATCCATTTCCATATCATCTTCAGAATCTATATCCATTTCCATATCATCTTCAGAATCCATATCTATATCCATTTCATCTTCATCTTCTTGCTCATTTAATGATTCCTTAACTAGTTCGTTGATTTCTTCCTTCATTGTTGAAGAAAGTATTCCTTTTGCGCTTTCTGAAAGTACATCTTCAATTTGTTTCATTTGAATTAGTGCTTCTTCTACTAAATTTTTTTCGGATTGCATAGTTTTTTATTTATTTTTATAATAAATATATCAAAAAACAAAAAAGTTACTGATTATCACTATTTTTTTTAAAAATAAAAAACCCCTAACATTTTTTATGCTAGGGGTTTACGATAAAAGTTATTTGTTTTAAACAAAAACCTCATCAATTTTTGATTCTGAAACTGCTGTTATTCTCCAATCTTGGGAAAAGTTTTTATACTTTTCTGTAACTTTTGCTTCAACATCTGTTACAGAATAACCTTTAACTAATTTCTCTTCTCTTACTTTTTTCATTTTACCAGTATTCTCATCAGGTAGAGAAAAAGTTAATCTGGCAACAAAGAATTTTTCATCCATAGTAATTTTTTTTATTTGTTTGTATAAATATAGTTGTTTTTTTTGTAAAATCAAATTTTTTAATCTCTAATTATTGGCCCTTTTATAACTCCAGGCTTAACCATTCTTCTTAATTCATCATCTGAATATTTTTCTAATGGTGTTCCAGCAATCTCCAAACCACCTTTAACTATCAAACCTTTTGGTAATGTTTCTAGTTTTGTAAAGGTTAAACCTAACTCTCCCCCAATTTTAACTCCTTGGGGTAATGATTTTATTTGGCTATTAAATAAGTTTAAATCCCCATCAACAACCAATCCTTCACCAATGGAAACTATTTTTTTTGCATATAATTGTATGCTTTTGCCAACATATAATCCTTTTGGTAATGAGCTTATATCATTACAAAAAATTATATTTAAATCACCCCCAACTTGTAAATCATCTGGCAATGAGGCTATTTTTGAACCTGTTAACATCAAATCACCCTCAACTTTTAAACCATTTGGTAAGGAGGTTATTGGTGAATTTTCTAAATGTAAATCACCTTTAAAAGTCAAATCTTCTTCTGTCAACGGCATATCATTTTTCAATTTCCAAAATAATGGTATATTTTGTTTGCCGTTTTCTTTAATAAATTCAAATATTCTTTTTAATGTTTCTTTTTCCATTATCTAATTATTTCTCTTGTTATATAACCATCTGGTTCTATCATACTTAATATGTCTTCATCTGAAAGTTTTGCTAATGGTGTGGCATGTATATACAAATCACCACCAACTTTTAATCCTTCTGGTAATGATTTTATTTTTGTATATTGTATATACAAATGGCCATCAACTTTCAATCCTTTTGGTAATGATTTTATTTTTGTATCATTTAAATCCAAATAACCCCCAACTTCCAAGCCTTTTGGTAATGAAGTTATATTTGTTTTATATAAACCCAAATGACCATAGACTTTTAATCCTTTTGGTAATGATTTTATTTCTAATTTATAGAAATTCAAATCACTTTCAACATTTAAGTCTTCTTCTGTTAATGGTATATTGTTTTTCCATTTCCATAAAAATGGTGTTCTATGCTCACCCTTTTCTTCAAGGAAATCAAATATGTTTTTTATTGTGTTTGCTTCCATTTTATTTTAAATAACTATCAAGTTTATTCATTAACTTTAATATATTATTTGATGGGTCAATTTTCTTTTCTTCTTCCAATTTCTCATCATACTTATGTCTATCTTCCTTATTTGAGAACAAGTATGCCCCAGGCGTTGATGGCGATGAAACCAAATCAAAACAAATCAATTCAAAATCATCTTGAACCTCATTTTTCTCCCCAACTTTTTTAAGCGATCCAACCCCCCTAGAACTAATTCCTAGGCTCACTCCTTGCCTCATTAGATTTGCGGCAACATCACCCTTGGTTGATACAATACCCCTCTCATGGAAGCCAGGTGAGGTTAATAGCAATAATTTACCCATTAGTATATTACTGTCCCACCAAATATCTGTTATTAAGTGTGCAACTCTATCTAAGTCAATTAAGGATGATTCGGGGTGATTTAATTCAGAAGTAGATAAACCCTTTTCAATAATTTGCTTGTATCTTTCAGCCTCCCTTTTTAATATTTTTTCGGGATATGTTCTACCATTTCTATTTGGTACATCGTGCTTTTGCAATACAGCATAAAATTCAAAAGGGTTCTTATAATCTAACTTTTTGTTTTCTTGTATTAAACTAACATTTAATTGGTCTTTTGGATTAATCCATCCAGCATCGGATTCTATTAATATCCCATGACCAATTTCATTTGCTTCTAATATTCTCAGACTATTCATAATATTATTTTAATAATAAATATTAAAATATATTAATTTAAACAATTAAATCTCTTTTTGTTAAATAAAAATCGAAATATTTATTCCTATTTAAA